CCGTTCCGCTTCCGCCGATACCGATTCCGACAAAACAGAATATCCCCGACAATGTCGCGGGCGTGTTTCCCAGATTCCGATTGTTAATATCAACGTAAGCGTTCGGAAGAATAGGTTTGTTTGACATTCTATTATCCTTTTTTAAGATTTATAATTATTTGCCAGTGTTCGCGTTCAGATAAGCTTCAATCATTCGGTCAAAGTCTTTTTCAGTGACAGACGTTTCCAATTTCAGACCATGTTTAATTGACGCGCCGACCGCCTGTGACTGTTTGTTTTTCAGATTTCCCCAGTCGCCGAACGAACGTTTTAATTCGGAAGGTGTTTCTTCGTTCTTCAGTTCTTCTTCTGTCGGGGTCGGGTCGGTCGGGTCTTCAGCCTTCGGGTCTTCGACCTTCGGTTTTTCTTCTTTGCTTTTGACCGTTTTCTTTTTCGCTTTTTTCTTTACTGCCATTTTATTGTCCTTCCGTTAAACATTCACTTCGGATTCTGGGACGACCCAGCTTGACGGGACTTCGATTTCAGACGTTGAATAATCAGGAACGATATAAACGCCCCCGACAAATTCGATTTCCTGAACAATAATATTCTGAAGTTCAGGATAATTTTGATTGTCTAAAAATTCATACGCGCCCAGATTTATTTTAATCGGATTTCCTTTTGAATCCACTTTCGCGGAATACGAATCCAGTTCGTCCATATATTCAGCGTATTGTCCGTCATAAATATATTTTCCGATATTGCGATTAAAATTCAAAAAGTCAGCGTTCGAAATTTCGATTGTCCGCGCGTTAAACTGAACAACGAATGACAAATATTGCATTGCCTTAATAACGCGCCGTTTAACAATCGGCTTTCCGTCATTCGACGAAATGTGAAACGCGGTCGAATCCGCCGTGATATTTGCGTCAGTGATTGTCAGCGTGTCTTCGTCGTCAACCGAAACAATTTCAGACCGCTTCCCGTTATCGTCCCGAATAAAATAATCCGTTGCGACAACGCCGTTCGTCTGGAATTGCGCGCCCGTTGCCTTGACCGTCGTCCCCGTGTTGCCTGTCGCGTCCGTTGTCGTGACCGCAATTGACCGCGCGGGCGATTTGTCGGTCGGGTCGATATAGTCCTGAATTCCCTGACGCCTGTTTTCGTTCTGGGCGTCAATAATTTGTTCAAGACGTCCGCGCGTCGGCATAGAGAAAATTCTGATTTCCCTTTTCGACTGCGCTGACCCGCGACGAAATCGAACGTCATTGACGCCGATATTATTCGCGACGGTCTTTAAATAATTTCTGCATAGTTCAAACATTCAAAGCTTCTTCGACGTGAGTGTCTACAACGTCCAGTAAAGTTTCAATATCCCTGTCAGATTCAACGCCCATAAATTCGCGAAGCGGGATTTTCTTTCGGGGTTTGCCGTTGTTTGTCGGCGCGTCGGTGTGATATTTCGCGTAAACCTTCGGCGTTCCGACGACGACGCCCTGAAGACCCGCGTTATATGAAAATGACGAATAAAGGTCTTTCAGTTTTAAAGGAGTGTCAGAAGGATTTCGCCATTCATTATGGTCGGCGTTAAAATACCTTTTAATCTTCTTCCATTTCTTCCCTTTTGGGTCGACGCCTTTGTCGAATCGTTCTTCGATTATGTTTCGCATTTCTTCACCTAAATCAGAATGAAGCGCGACCATATCGAGATTTTCAAGATTGTCAATGAGCTTCGAAAGCTTTTCAGCTTTCATTTCCAGTTTAACACTAACCATTAAAATTTATCCAGCGTTGCGGACGTAAAGACTTTTGTCGGCGCGGTCGACTGAATCTGAACCGACGCGGACGCTTCCCCGCTTCCGTCTGGAATTGAAATCGTTATTTTGCCTTCAGATATTTTTAAATATCTATCGCGAATTAAATCTTTTCCAGCCTGATATAATTGTTCGTCAGGTGAATCGGGAAGATAACCTTTTCGTTCGACAAGCTTCATGACCGCGATTGTCATACAATCGGGTTTGAAGAAATCGGGCGCGGGGTTTAAAGGCGTGTCGTATCTTTCCATCAAATAACCGTCCATTATGTCGGACGCGTCCTGAAGCGCGTTCGTCAGATTATCGTTCTGATAATCGGCGAAGTCGTCTTCGTCATTGAAGTTTGAAAGACGGATTAAAAGATTTTTAGAATAGGTCGCCTTTAACTGGTCAAGCGTCGCATATTTATTTGTATTCGCCATAAAAAACCCCCTGCGCGACGGGGTCGCCCCGAATGGACGACCCCCCGCAAGCAAAGAAAAAGTTTAAAGATTTTTTAAGCGATACAGTCCGTCAGGTGATAACCGAAGTCTTCGGAAATCAGCTTTTCGACGGAAGCGTGTTCAACCTGAATGACCTTCCGACCGCCCAGACCTGTCGACGGGTCTTCCCATGTCCGAACCTGAAAAGTCCGACCCATACCGCCATTCGCGGTCAGTTTCTGGGAAAACAGACGACCAAAAGTGACAATCTTTTTCGAATTGCGTTTGTCGACGTATGCCAGAACAACGGACTTTCCCCAGACATAAGACAGACTGGCGGACTGTGGCTGAATGTTTGCGTCCTTCTTTGAATCGGCGACAATGACCTTTTCAAGACCGAACAACTGGGCGACCATGTCGGTCGTCGCGACTTTAAGACCAGTGAACCCCCCGCCTATCTTTGCGATAATATCGGCGTTGAATTTCATCTTGTCCCAGACAGGACGGGAAACAATCATGATATTCGGACGGCGGAACATTGCGTTCGCGCCAGCTTCAATATCAGTGACGGGCGTCCCTGCGCTGAACGTCCATTTCGTTGACGGGGAAGCGGTGTTTGTAGACATACCGTCACAGACCGCCTTCGCGCGGATTTCCCTTTTCAGAAGAATCGTCGAAGTCAGAACTTCAACTTCGTCGGCTTCTGGCTGAAGCGGGTCGTCGGCGTTTGCTATGTCTTCGGGCGTGACATAACCCTTCAGACCGTAATCCTTGACGGAATACGTTTCGTCGCTGAACGCCATCTGGACTTCGTTCGCCTGTGAATTTTTAGAAAGATTATCGTCGACCTGCTGAAACTGGTTTCCCTTTGCATAAACCAGATATTTGTCAGACCCTTTTTTGACGGGCATTTCGGGAAAAAGTTCCTGACCGACGAATTCGGACTGATTGTACTGAATTGAAATGTCGGTCAACCGTTTGTCAATGTGTCCAAACTTTGCCATTTTAATTTATCCTTTTTTAAAGTTCAACAAATTCTTTTTATTATGACTTTCGATTGACCGTTCGATAAATAGAAAAAAATTGATTATACAACGTCGTTCTTTACCATAAGGCGGAAAGACTGTCCCGCCAGTGCGTTTTCGAGTGAAACGGCGACGCGCTGGACTGCGGAAATTGAAGTTCCGCCGTCAGTAATCGGGACAAGCTTTCCCGCCGAATCAGCTTTTAAATCCTGAAGCGAAAGAATTGTTGAACCTGCGATTCCGATTCCGAACCCTGAAACGTTGACGCCGACCTGTTCGCCGACCGCATAGGATTCTTCAGCCTGAACATTGCCTTTCGTCACGCCGACGCATTTTTCACCCGCGCCCGCAATGACGACGCCTTTTTCCGCCGTTCCTTTTTTAACGCAATACCCCGCTTTCACGGTGGCGGTTTCGACAATTCCTGTCACGCCTAAAAAGTCTTCCATTGTCATATCCTTTTTTTAAGGTTAAAGATTTATGATTTCAGATTATTTTTCGTTTTATTTTTCGTTCCGTTTGAGGTTTGCCCGCGCTTTGATAAGTGCCTGACCGAAAGTGATTGTTTCGCCCTTGTCCTTGAATTCCTTCTGGATTTTTTCGGCTTCAGCTTTTTCTTCTTCGTACTGGGCGTCTTCACCCTTCGCGCCCTTTTCCGTTTTCGGAAGTTCTTCTTTGCTGACTTCTTTGAAGTTTGAAATGACTTCACGGACAAGCTTCAGCGCGTCGGTCTTCACGGTTTTTTCATTGCCGTTTTTGTCCTTTTCGGAATATTCGACCGCTTTGTTTTCGCCGAATGAATAAAGAAGTTCGCGAAGCGGTGCGACCTGGGCGGGAACGAGTTTGATTTTTTCGCCTTCAGCAAATTCTTTAATCAGTGCGTCGCAATTTGAACGATAAGCGTTTTTCGCTTTGTCGGCTTCGGATTTTTCATTGAATTCTTTTTCGGCTTCAGCCTTTCCGTCGTTCTTTGCTTTTTCTGTTTCCGTTTTCAGCTTTTCGGAAAAATCTTTTTCAGCGTCTTTCGCGCCTTCCGCCTTTGCGTTGTCGATTTTTTCCTGAAGTTCTTTTTCGGTTAATTCCATTTTCTTTTCCTTTTTTGAAGGTTTAACAGGATTATTAATTTCTGATTCGAATTCTTTTTGATTGTCCGCGCCTTCGTCGGAATACATGAAGCGCGCGTCGTCATAAACATTCGCCAGTCCTTTGACTGCTGGGACGCTTGACCCTAACCACGCGAGATGATGAAGAAAAGGCTTCCCGTCCGAATTGTAACGAATACCGATTGAACGTTTTTTGAAAAGACCTTCACGGACAAAGTTATCAAGCTTGTCAGATATTTGTTGCGACTTTGCCAGAAGCGTATTGCCGACCCGCTTCAATCCAGCTATCCATCCGAAAGCGGGTTTGTCATTATGGTCTTCGCGAATATGTCCTAACGTGTGCGGTGGTTCATGAATTTCGGGATTAAATGTCCCGACCAGTTCGTCAAAAAGTTCGGGCGTTAAATCGCCCTGTGGAAATTTGCCGACCTTTGCGATTTCAATCCAGTCATTAATTTTCGAATCTTCGGCGACCTTGTAATCTTTGAATACACCTTGCGAAGATTGAATCGCCCGCGCTTGTTTTAATGCGTCGGCGCGGTTCGGATAACATTTCCCCGACTGTCCCCACTTGTAACCTTTTTGACCGTTTTCAAGCGTACATTCCATTATCGGCATTTTTTATCCTTTTTTACTCAATATATACTTTTTATAAATAAAAGAAAAGAAATAAATAAAAGAAAAGAAATAAATAGTATTTGCAATGCGTTCGCATTGCGTTCGCATTGCGTTCGCATACCTTATACCTATGAAATTTTCTTTGTTAATACTGCGGTTTATTGGTATAAAAAACGGAATACGGTTAAATTGAAATGAAGATTCTTTCATCTGAAAATCTGGCTTGACTAATAGGGTATAGTTACTTGACGAGTGCGAAAAACCCTTGACCCCCCCTGAAAAACCCTTGACCCCCCCCCTTGACCCGTCAAAATCTTTTGAAGATTTGAAGACCCGAAATTCTGTCCAAAAGTTCTTCTTCGCGCTTTGAGGTATGAATTTCAATCAGAATATTTCGCTGGATTATTAGTAATACGAAGCGGTGTTCGTTGCCTTTTTTTATCAATCCGAAGAAGTATTCAAGTGTTGTTCCTTTTCGATTGTCGACGTGTTCGCGGAAGTCACGCCAGACCGCGACGGGCGTCTTCAAAACGCCTATCGCAATATTGACGCGCGGTGTTTCGTTTATGTTTGCCAGAACCCGCTTCTTCGAATAGGTCGGATATGATTCGATTTCATATACTTCGTTTTTTTCTGCGACCCTTGAATAATAATGTTTATTGTTTACAAGATATGGAAGTGCGTCGAATAATTCCTGAATTTCAGTGTCGCGTTTTTCTGAAAAATCAACTGTCGTTTGTTCTGCCATTTTGCTTTTTATCCCGTTCCTGATATTCGAATCCTTCCAGCCAGACAGTCGAACAAAGTTCATGATAGTCTTCGTCTTCAATTATATTCTTAAAATTCGTATAGTGAAGATTCCCCAGTTCGTCAATCAGGAAATTTAAAAATTTTGAACGCGGAATGAATAGTCTATAAAAATAATCAGCCTGTTTGTCCGTGAATACTTCGTCTTTATATCTGGGGAAAAGGCGTTCAAGTGTCCCTTCCGCCCGCGCCCTGACCAGAAGACGACTTTCGTCATGAATATCTTCGACAACTGATATAAAACCCCGTGAAGTAAAGACCCACATTTTACAACCCTTCAACAAAAGATTTTTTAATCGCCTTGAAACATTCGTCCCGCGAAGCTTCAGGAATTTCTTCTTTGACCAGATTCCAATTATTTAAATCGGAAGGTATATTCGGCGCGCCGTCAGCTAAAATTATTTTAACGTCCCCGACCGTGAAGTGATAATCGTTTACCTTTAAAATTGCGCCTTCGATTTTATGGAAAGGATGAAACGGACAACCGAACGGGTCGAACCAACCGACTTGACTTATAATAACGCCATTCGAAACGCCTTCTTCGAATAGTTCGGCAATGCCGATCCGAAATCCGTCAGGAAATTCAGCCATACAAACTTCATCTATTGTTAATTGTTCAAGTTCTGTCATACTGTAAAAATAGTTTAATTAAAAGACCTTTGCGAATTCGTCCGATTGAATAGTTTTCTATTTCGATTGAATTTTAATATCCTTCTGGAAGTCTGATAAAATCTTCTATTTTGCGACCGTCTGGAAGTTTTGTGATTCTATGCTTTTTGAAAACTTTTAATATTTCGTTTCGTTCCGCTTCGTTCTGTGCGACTATACGGTCGGCGTCAAATATTGAAATTCCGCCTTTGAAATCTGTTTCGTTGTGGTCAACGTTTGTCGCGTTCTTCTTCCAACCTTTCACGTCGGACACGTTGAAATCCTGAACGGTCGTTCCTGTCGTCCTTCCGAATTTATCGCCATAATATGAAAGCTTGTCAAGTCTTCGAATTTTATCGGCGTCATAAACGATTCCGCCCCGATAGTTCGCGCGCCCGCGTTGCCATATCCGCGTATAAAAAAACTCTGCGCCCCCCGAAACAATGTCGTCGTCGGGCGACATTCCAAGTTTTCCGCCGTTCTTTAATCTGAATTGAATTCCCCTTCGAAGTCTGTCGGCTGACGGCGCGAACTGTCCGCCCGTGTTTAATATCTGGTCAACGGCGTCGGACGTTCTGATATAAAAATGATGATACAACCGATAATCTTTTCTGAATTTATTCCATTCCTTTCCTAATAATTCAGACGGGATTTCTTTTATTAATTTTCCGTCGCCGAATCCTTCCCGCCGTCCATAAGGTTTATAATCTTTCAGTTTATCGACCTGAATCATTTTCCCTGTTAATTTTTTATGTCTGACTTCAATGTCGGTTTTCATTAAGCGGATTCGTTCGGTCTGGTCTTTTATGGCGTCGATTTCCCTAACGGTTGCATATTGCTTTTGATAATTTAATATTTGTTTTAAATACAATTCTTCGCCGTCAAGTGCGGAAGGTGACGTTGTCTGAATTCCTAAATCGTCCATTAATTTATAAAGCTTTGTCCCTGTCGCTTGCGCGTTGCCTTCCAACTGAATTTCGACTTTGCCGTATGTCGCGAATTGATTTTTATCATTAAAGACGCGAATCCGTCCGCCCTTGATTTTCGCTTCCAGATAATTGACATTTAATCCAACGTCGATTTTTGTTTCGGTCTGAAATCCGTTGACAATTTCCGATTCGAATAGTTTATTCTTTTTAACGAACGCGAACTGTGCGCCTTCAGCTTTCGGAACTTTCGGGGTCGGAAGCTTCAATGGTTTAAAATATTCTTTTATTTTCCAGACCGCTTTTGAACCTTCCCCGTCTTTCGTTGCTTCCATCAAAGCTTGTGACCATTTTTTATAGTGATTTATGTATTTATCAAGCGTCGGTTTCGAATATACCCCTTTTTCAATTAGATTATCTAAATATCTCAATTCCTTTGAAATACCCGTCAAGACCTTGTTCGCCCTTTCCAAGTCAAGCGCGCGAATCGTTCCGCCCTTGTTCGCTTGCGCCCCGATTCCGCGAACTGCGGTGACAAGGTCGTCGTCCAACTGTGCTAAATCAAGCGTATTCACTTCGCGGACGTCTTTCAATAATCCCCTGACGTTCCGAAACGATTTCGAACCTTCCCGAAGTTTAAATGAAGCGTTTGTTACTAATTTATCGCCGACCGTCTTTGATTCCCAAAATAAAATTTGCTGGTCTTCAATGTCGCCCGCGTCGGACGGGACGGAATATCCGTTCTGTCTTGCCTTCGAAATATTCTTTTCGTCCTGTTTTGAAATTTTACGTTCGCCCCGTGAATAACCTTCCGCGCCCTTCTTTGATTCTTTATCAGCTTTTAAAAGCGATTGCCGTTCTGCCTTCTGTTTTGCCTTTTCTGCCCGTTCAGCTTCCCGCTTCGCTTTTGCGTCTGCCTTTGCCTTCAGCTTTTGTTCTTTCGCCAATTGTTTTTCAAGCTTCGCCTGTGCGGTCGCTGTCTTCTTCGCCTTCTTTTCCGCTTCGACCAGTTTGTCAAAAGTCTTTAACTGTTTTTTCATATCGGCTTTACGCGCTAACAATTTATCAATCAAAGCTTGTTTCTGGACGGCGTTTCCATGTCCGAAGGTATTAACAATTTTTCGAATATCTTCGTTGTTTGTGTACTGCGTCACCTGACGGATTGAAGCGCGTCGTTCCGCCATTGAATAATTCTTAAAGACCGACGTTGACTGCGGATTTAAAGAAGGATTTAAAAACGTTTCAAGTTCGGGGACGGTATTTCCGAACGCCGTTCCTTTCGGCGTTCCCTGTGCGCGGAATTTAAGCGACCCGCCAGCGTCCAGCCTGACCGCCCGCTTCTGAACGGTATCATATAAAAGATTGTCATATTCCAGACCAACAACGTCCCAGTTTGCCAGCCATGCGTCCGCCCCGTAACCTTGAATCGTTCCTTTAACTTTTCCGCCAGTGAACAACGCCTTGTTCTTCTGAAGATTTGGATTCCATTTTGAAGCAACCCCGACCGTCCCGTCAGCGAATCGCGCTAACTGATTTTCAGGAACGATAATCGGCGTTTCCCCTGCGATTGAATAAAGCTTATTCGCCAGAATTTCATTCTTCGCGTGTTCAACGTCCATCTGTTTTATATACCATTGTTCGCCCTTTGCGTTCTGATATAATCCGCCGACGTTTGAACCCTTTTGACCTTCAATCAGTTTATATTCCGAAACGTCAATTTCGTATGAATTTTTTATCACTTTGTCGGCGACGGTTTCTTTCCCGCCTTTCGGTATTCTGGGAATAATACTGACTGGATTCCGTGTGACCAGTGACGCCGTATTAATAGGAAATTTTCCGAACGCTTGCGTCAGCTTCAGCGCGCCGAATTGTCCGTCAGCGAATGAACCCCGCCAGTCTAAATCAGCGCGGGGAAGAACGACCTTCGATTCTGGGACGCCCGCCGACAACTGCTGATTAATGACGTCCTTTTCGATTTCCTTCTGGGTCTGAACATTCA